TCAGCTTCAAAATGTTTGAATATGAGTTAGAACCCATCTCTAACAATGATAGTCGGAGGCCAACACGGCGTTACATCGATCAGCTATAAATAGGCTCAGTCTAAAACAGTCCCCCTAATGCTGCCGGCTCCCAGTTCATGATCACCAGTTCGCCACTGACCTCGGCCTTGCCCTGTCGCTGGTTGGTTGTGGTGTAGCGGATGTCCAGCGTTTCGAAGTGAAAGCCTTCGAACACACGGCGGATGTCGGGGTGATCGTTGATGCTGACCATCACCCTGCCCTTGCAGCGACGCATGAAGTCGGCCATGCGCTCGTAGTTCTCAAACGGAAAATCCACCCCATAACCTGCGGTCTGCCAGTACGGCGGGTCCATGTAGTGGAAGGTGTGAGCCCGGTCGTAGCGTTCGGCACATTCCAGCCACGGCAGGTTCTCGACATAGGTGCCCGACAGACGTTGCCAGGCGGCCGAGAGGTTTTCTTCGATGCGCAGCAGGTTGATCGACGGGGCGGTGGTCGCGGTACCGAAGGTCTGCCCGGAGACCTTGCCGGCGAAGGCATGGTGCTGCAGCTAGAAGAATCGAGCGGCACGCTGGATGTCGGTGAGGGTTTCGACGCGGGTCATTTTCTGCCACTCAAACACCTGGCGCGAACTAAGCGCCCACTTGAACTGGCGCACAAACTCTTCGAGGTGGTTCTGCACCACGCGGTACAGCGTCACGAGGTCGCCGTTGATGTCGTTGAGCACTTCCACCGGCGCCGCCTGCGGTCGCATGAAGTACAACGCGGCACCGCCGGCAAAGACCTCGACGTAGCATTCGTGAGGGGGAAACAGCGGAATCAGGCGATCGGCCAGACGGCGTTTGCCGCCCATCCAAGGGATGATAGGGGTAGACATGGATAGCAAGACCTTTACTGTATAAATAAACAGGTGCTAGGCTCGCTCTGCTTTGTGCACAGAGCAGGAGCCTTGGCGGGACTTGCAGGGACAATCTGCGGGGACGGTGGCCAGGCTGGATGTTGACGCATCCAGCCTGGCCGCTCCTTTTACTTCGGGGTTGAAACCTCTTCGACTTACGGCTGATCGCCCTCCTGGACCATCAACCAGGCACTTCAAGCACGACTTTCTGCGGCTTCCCTGACGCCTTGGCCTTACCCTCCTTGCCGCCATTACACTCGACCGACACCGTCCAGCCGGACGGGGTGAAGGTGTGATCCACTGACTCCACCAGATACTCGCCATCCAGCCCGCGTTTGAAGCCTTGCGCCTCGATCATGCATTCGGCAAACAGGTCGGTCCGGCCCGGCAGATCGAGGCGCACCGAGGCCGTTGAACGATTGAACGCCGCCAGGCGTGCCTTCGCCGCCTCATCGGCCGCCGTGCGGTCCGGGTAGATATGGCGATCAGTGTGCACCGGCGGCAGGCCCTCGGGCACGTTGGGGTTGTCCAGGTGCGATACCATCAATTCACCGCTGGCCGGGTCCTGGTACTGGGTGCTGACGCCCTGATGGGCACTGCGATCGCTCAAGCGAAACTGCCAGCGGGTCACGTCATTGCGTTGCAAGGTGATCACACCCAAGGCCTTGCCACTGGCGCTCTGCCCGCCCTGACGCGGCAGGACCAATAGCTTGCCGTCGGCCACCTTGGCGGTGCAGTCGTGTTTCTTGGCCAGACGGGTGATGAAGTTGAAATCCGATTCGTTCAGTTGGTCCATGCGCGATACACGAGTGTCGACCGGGCACGACGGCTGCCAGCCATTGCGCGCCGCCACGTCACCGACGATCTGCGCCAGGCTGACATCCTCCCAGCTGCCGCTACGGGTGGTCTTGCCGCTGCCGCGCATGTCGCTGGCCTTGCCGCTGATCACCAATGTGTCCGGCGGGCCAGAAACCGCGACTTCATCCACGGTGTAGCGACCCATGCGGGTCAGATCGGCGCCGGCATAACCGAGGTAGACCTCGATACTCGCGCCACGCACGGGCAGCGATACCGCGCCGTCGCGGTCATCAATGCGCAATTCGAACGTATCCGAGGCCATGCCGGGCCGATCGGACAGTTGCAGCGAGACCAGTCGATCATTGATCAAGCTGGTGATGTCGGCGCCGTCGGCGACGATACGGAACAACGGTTGCATGCTCGCCCTCCAAAAAAGCAAACGCCCGCATTTCGCGGGCTGAGTCACGGGATCAATCCCACAGTGAAATCACGTTGTCGGGCTCGATCACCAGCTCCGGCAGCGTGATCAGCAAGCCCGCCCGGAACGGTTGTGGCTCATCGGCCAAACTCTGATTGGCCGCCAGCACCGCCTCGACGCTGCGGTTCAGGTGGCCGTAATAGTGGTGGCACAGGGTGTCGAGTAGATCCCCGTCAGCTGTTCTGCAAGTCATCGCCATAACGGACAAACTCCAATGAAAAACCCTGCTTGCGCGGAATGGCGCCTGGCAGCAAGGCGCTTTGTTCCTCGTCGATAGCGGTCAGGCACCAGTTGCCCAGCACCTCGCCATAACCGGTGGTCAGGTTCAACGGCAACAACTTGGCGCCGATGCTGCGCAGCGTATCCAGCTGCTTCAAGCCGCCTTTGTAGTTGGGGTAGATCGCGCCTTTGATCGTGATTTTTTCCTCGCCCAGCCCCACCGCCTGCTGCGCCGGGCGCCGGGTCAGGCGCTCCTGCGCGGCCCAGCGAAACGACGTTTGCCGGCGCAGCTCGTCAAAGGCCGCGGTGTCCAGGTTGAAGTAATACGGCCGCTCGTTGGCCTTGAGCGGATAGATGATCAGCAGGTGCGGAAACGGCTTCACCGCGTCCGGGATCGGCGTCATGTCGCCAGCAAACCATTCCGTGGGGAAGATGTTCCCCAGCGCGGCATTGGCCTTACCGGCGACCTTGCTGAACGCCGCGCCAACGCGGCCAATCTGCTTAGTCAGTGCGGAAAAGTGCTCCTCGAACCCGGCCAGTGCGCGCTGGGTCTGGTTGTAGTAGCTGGCCACCTTGCCGATCTTGGCCTGGGCCGAGTTGATTGCACTTTGCAGACGCCGGGTCTTGTCACTCAGGTCTTCGCTGATAAAGGGCAAACCTTCCAGCGCATCGGCCGCCCCGCTGATTTCATTGAGCGCGCCATTCATTGGCCCGGTCATCGACTCGAGGTCAGTGCGGCCGGCTTCACCGGCGTCGACCATGTACTTCAGCCCGCCCTGCAAGTGTTGCAGGTAGGTTTTTTCATCCGACATAACACTTCCTTAGCCCACATGGGGCGCATCAAACAACTGGCGGGCCCGCGCCTCCCGGGCGAAGTCTTCAAACTGTCGCTGCAGGTGCGGCATCAGCGCTTGGGCCAACTGCGCCGGGTCTTTCACATCGCCCTGCACGGTAATGACCGGGGCCGGGGCGAAAGTGAATTGTTGATCGACCTTCGGCCATTCCGGTGTTTTTACCGCCGTGCTCGACATCAATGCCGCCGCCGTCACCGGCGCGGCGGGAGCGTTCTCCATCGAGCGTACGACCGCGCCCACTTCCTGGCCGGTAGCCATGGGCAAGATGCCGATCGGCGCTTTGGCCGGCGTGTCCGGCCCGCCAAACAACGCCTTGCCCAGCGTCGCGCCCAGCTCACCGCCGCCCCACGCGCCGACGATGCCACCGATCACTCCGCCAATCGCGGTGCCGAGCAGCGGAATGACCGAACCAATGGCCGCACCGGCTGCTGCACCCGCCAAACCGCCGGCCAGCCCACCCGCGGCCTCGCCGTAGCCCTCGGCCTTTTCATCAAGGGTGGTCGCATTCTGGTACGTGTCCAATGCCTGAACGCCGGCACCGACCACCGCCAGCGCCCCGCCCACTTTCATGCCACGGGACATTCGACTGGCAGGGCTTTTGCCCTTTCCGCCCTTCCCTTCTTTGCCGTGATCCAGCCCGTCGTTATCGCCGTCATTCGCGTTGGTCACGAACACCCGCTGCACGATATTGGACCGGTCGCCGGCCGAACCGCGCGCTATGTTGGCCAGACCCCGGCCGATCTTGAGCATGGCCAACGCCTTGCCCAGCACCAGCGCTCCGGCACTCACTGCCGCCAGGCCCAGCACCACTTGGGGCGCTTGCTCGGACAACGCGGTCAAGTCCCGCGCCGCGCCGCTGATACCGGTGGCCAGCGCATCCGTCGCCGGGCGCAGGGCATCCCCGATGGCGCGCAACGAATCGTTGAACGCCTGACCGGTTTCGGCCCAGCGTTGTGACGAGGCTTCGCGCCGCTCGCGCAGGTTTTTGTCGAGAATGTCCTTGCGCTGGCCGGCGGGGTCCGAGGCGTCCCTTTTCAGGTCCGCGTAGAATTTTTTGTTCTGGGTGTACGCCATCAGGGCCGTCTTGACCTGCATGTCGGCAAATACGTCGCCAGTACGCAGGGTCGCGGCCAAGGCATCGGCCATCGCTTGCGCCTTGGCCGGGTCCGTCTCCTGGCTGATCTGGGTCAGCCCCTGATTCAGCTGCTTGGCCTTTTTCGGGTCGGTCTTTTCCACGTACCGGCGCGCCAGTTCGAAACTGGCTTCAAAGGTCGACAGGCCCTTGCCAATGGCCGCGTTCATCGAACCCTGATAGTCAATCCCGGCATCGGCATAACCTTTAACGGTTTCCCCCGAGCCAATTTTCGCGACCCAGTTTTTCAGGTTGTTCGCCGCCTCATCGGCACTGCCGGCGCTCTTGATCTGCACCTGCAGCATGGCGCCCAGCTGGGTCACCGCATCCTGACCGGTGATGCCGCTGCTGGCCATCTGCGCCAACAGTTCCGGAAACCACTTGGCCATGTCGGCCGCTTCGAAGCTGCCTTGCTGGCCGAGCAACGCGACCGACGCCAAGGCCTGTTCCATTTTTTTCGGGTCGGTAATCTTGGCATTGTTCTGCATCGCCAGAATCATCTTCGCCGTATCGGTACCCGACGCGCCCTGCCCGACCGCAAACTTGGCCGCCACCGGCGCATACTTCAGCGCTTCGGTCAGATCCATGCCGCCGCCAACCAGTTGGTTCACCAACTCGGCCACCTGGGTGTTGGCCATGCCGGTGTCTTTTGAGGTCTGGACGATGTCGCGGGCGGTGTTCACTTCCTGCTGGGTGTTGGCGGTACCGGACTTGATCGCGATGTCACGAATAATCGCCTGAAAATCCGCGCTGACCTTGGTCGGCACGGCGGCCAGGGTGGTACCGGCCACCGCCGTGCCGAACCCACTGCGCAGGCTCTCTCGCCCCTCTTCCACCTGCCCCATCCCTTTGGCCTTGAACTCGGCACTGCGCACCACCTTGCCCAGTGCCAGGTACTCCTGACGCAAGCGCCCGACCTCAATACCCTGCTTACGCAGACTGGCGTTGTTGGCCTCCAGCTTTTTGAGCAGCGCGCCGGCATTGGCCGCGCCGCTGTCGTGGGCTTTTTTCCATTCCTCGCGTAGACGCATGGTCTCGCCGATGACTTTCTGCAAGCCCTTGGCGCGTGTGGTTTGCGCCTCGAGCTTTTTCATTTCGCCGCTGACATTCTTGAAGGCGGCGCCCAGGGAGGAATCGACGGCGCCGCCAATCACCAGCCCGAGCGAGAGTTTGTTCGACATGGTTATCACCTACGTGCGACGGGATGGGCTCAGTCCGTGAGCCACCAGACCATCTCGGAAAACGACAGCCCCTGAATCTCGGTCGCCGAAAAGTTCAGCTCGACGGCCAAGCGTTTAGCCAGGGCTTTTTGCAGCTTGGGGTTAAACCCCGTCATCTGCTCCCAGACGAAAATAGGCGGTCTGCAGACGACGATAATCACGCATCAGCAGCCCCTCCAGATCCGCGCGGCCGATGCTCGCAAGACTGCAGAACAAAACCATTTCCTGTTCTTCTTCGTTGCTACCGCCCTGCAAGGTGGCGGCGCGCATCTCGCGCACCGTCGGTTCGCGCAGGGTTAGTTTGTCGACCTGAATGCCGTTGGCCTGGCTCACCCGGGACAGGGTCACGGTGGCAATGCCGCTGCCCAGTTGCAGCCACTTCGGCAGGACGTTGTCTTTTGAATTGCTCATGGTGTTACTCCTTACATGCCTAGGGCAGACCGCACGGCGGCCAGTTGATCGGTGCCATCGATGACGCGGATCGAGTTGAGGGGATCGATTTCAAACATCACGCTGCCGTCGATCTCCAGCTTGTAATAGGTCACCGCGACGGCGTACTTGAACTCGCCCTTTTCGCCCGGTTTCCAATCCCCCGGGTCGACTTCCTTGAGGCTGCCACGCAGGGTGGCAACCACCGCCTTGACCGAACCTTTCTGGCCCTTGAAGGCTCCGCGAAACGAGGCGTTGAACGCGGTCAGATCGGCCTGACCAAAAAACTTCAGCACTTCGCGGCGCACGCCATTGGTAATGAAGCTGGCCTCCAGTTTTTCGGTGCCCATGTCGATCTCGACCGGCGCGTCCATGCCGCCGGCGCGGTACTCGTCAGTCTTGAGGGTCAACTTGGGCAGGGTCAGACTCGGCACATCGCCCTGCAGGCTGATGCCGTCGACAAACAGGTTGGTGTTGTAGAGCACTTCCGGAATCATAAAGCGGCCTCCTTAGGCAGCGGTGTCCAGCACTTCAGTGATCCACTGATCGGTCACCTCCACGCGGAAGTTCGGGTTTTCGGCCGGCGGCACGTCGGTGAAACGAATGTTCCAGTACACCTTGCCGTCGCTGAGTTCGCTGGAGGTGTTCAGCTCTTCGTCGGCATAGACCTCAAAGTTGATGATCGCGCCCTGATTCTTCAGGTCGCGCATGAACGCCTGCAGGCCTTCGGTCACGTCCTTGACGTAGGTCGCAGTGATCGAGCGGTCGACGGCCCACTTGTGCGCGTAGAGGATGGCGTCCATGACGATATCCAGCGTGCGCACGCGGGTGACGAACTTCCATTTCGGGTCGCTGGACAGCGTGCGGTTGCCCCACAGCCGGTAGCCGTCATCACGGATGATCGTGGTGATGTTCGCGTTGTTCAGCAGGTTGGCCCGGCAGGAAGGATCGCCGTCGAGAAACTCGATCGGCCGCGTGGTGCCGGTGATGCCGACAAACTCCTTGTTCGACGGCGAGGCCCAGAAACCGTAGGTGGCATCGGTCCAGGCAAACAGGCCAGCGGTCCAGGCCGACGCCGGCGCGTTGACGGAGGCACTGGTTCCGGTGTCCCAGAACTGCACGCCGGGATCGACCATGTAGGCGTGTTTGCTGCCGAAGTTGCCGGCGTATTCGATGGCAGCTTCGTCAGTGGTGTTCGGCCCGTCGAGGATGGCCATGGCCCGCAGCTTGTCGGCCAGTGCCACCAGCTCGGTGGCCACCGCCAGCGTCGACGAGTATTGCGGAGTCACCAACAGCCGCGGCTGGGCGTTGAACTTGCTTTTACCGTTGAGCAACGCCTGCATGCCAGTACGGCTGCCGTCGGCCCAAACGCCACCGATGATCGCGGACAACTGCTCGGCCGGGTCGTCCAGCAGCGGCACACCGACAGCGACAATCACTGCCTTCGACCGCTTGAAAATGGCCTTGCAGTCCTGGGTGATGGCCGAGTCCGGACCCCAGGCGGCCACCGCTTCGCTTTCGCGGGTGATCAGCAGCAATTCGTTGGCCGCTGCGGTTGCCGGCGGCCCCACGGTGAAGGTGTTGCACAGGCCGATGATCGACGCGGACGGGGTAGCGATATGCCGGGCGCCGGTGTCCACCAAGGTCACGGTGACGCCGTGAAAAAAACTCATAGAGTGATGCTCCAGAAAACGAAAAAGCCCCGCGTAAGCGAGGTCGTGGGGATGTGCGGTGACGTGCAGCATGGAAAAGAAAACGCCCCGGCAATGCGGGGCGTCAGGACGAGGTGCTGGTCAGTCCGTCCGGCTTTAATGGCCGTTTATCACTGGCTGGAAAGTCTGGCGAAAGAGGCCAGGCCCGCAGTTCATTGCGGTAGGTGCGCCAAGCGAGTTCGGTGTTCAGCGCAGCCGGATCAGCATCCAGATGCTTGTCGATCTCTCGGCCCGCCCAGTGCAGTTCATTTTCGATCCACGATCGTTCTCGACGGTTTTGCATCGCCAGATCGAGCGCGGCATCGAGCACCCAATCGAGACCGTCCCAGAGATGGGCCGCACTCGGTCGCGGCAACGCCGTCAGTTCGGCCGGTAACTCGCCCGGCATCGAGTGCGTCACCTCGGCACCATCAGTGGTGCGGAAAGCCACACCACGATAGTCAGGCACCACGCCCCACGCATTCTGTTGCCTGACGACCACCTGCTGCTCCGGGGCTTCAGGCGGCGCCTCCAGCGTGGCGCCAGCCGGTAGACCGCAGCTGCGACTCACATAGATGTCGTGCTGTCCGAGGAATTCACCGGTGGTTTCACTGAAGGTGTAAACCTCAATCCAGCCACTCTCATCAAAAAAACCATTCACTAAAGTAGTCATCAATACATCCTGCAGATGTAGTTGTAAGCGACGTTGCGCATCCGGGTTTCTGGACTCACACGGACGACGGCTGAAGGATTGAAAGTTACCGACATGTTGCCCGTTGTACTGACTCGTGGTGCAGCGGGTATATCACTCGTCATGTAACCCGTAGCCGTAAATACGCCGGTCGCGGTATTCACCAGCAACATCGAATCATCGTCCTGCAGCCTGAGTTCACCCGTCATGTTTTGTAGCGCGTCGAGTTGAAGGCTCAACACGGCACGGCCATAGTCGGGATCGATTCCGCGCCCGCCATCCAGACCACGAATCGACTCGGCGCGCATGTCTGGCAGGAAGCCGCTGGGATACACGGCGGCCAACGCCGGGAAGGCCGTCACGTCGAACGGCTGCCCCCCCATCAAAACGCATTTGTCGGGTGGCGTAGCGGTTGGCCATGGAAACGGCACGCCGACAGGGACGGCAAATATGGAAGCAGGATCAAAATTGCTTTCGGTCCAGATCTTCCCGAAGTCGGATGCATCAACCTGTAACCCCACGTCGCTCGAGGCGGGTCGATAACCAATGTAGACCTTGTTCGACTCTTGACCCGCACCACCGCCTTGCTGCACGGGAGTGAAACCCAACGCAGGTTGGTACGCACCAGGGTCAAAGTTACTCGTGTTCCAACCCGTTACCCACTCACTGAATTCATATCCCTCTGGAGTCTGAACTGCGCCTCGGGTATAGGTTGTACCGGAGTTATAGCTGGTGATTTGTTGCCAGAGGGTGTCTTGACTGACTGCAACCAGCATGGGGGAAAATTGACCGCCGGCAGGCATGTTCAGGCTGGTGTTCACCCGGTAAATGCCCACGGTGGTGATTGTGTTCAGATCAGTGCCGTCGGGAAGGACAATCCCCCCGTGACCGATGCCATAAGCACCCGTGAGCAATACATGACCTGGGGTGTCATCTTGGGGAGAGGTTTGTTTAACTAGATTGGTTGAGTCCCAGGTGCTTTCCCATTCGCCCCAAACACCGGCCGTCAAGGCCCGGCGGTGTAGGGTGTGGTCGGCATTCCCATAAATCTCCTGGAAGGCGTATTGACCTGGTGTAATCGCCGAGACGCGAACCCAGCCCTCATAGATCCCACCTCCTGGCCCTCCTATGCCATTGCTGATGAAATAGAGGGCCGTCTCCGCGTTCAAGCCACCGATGTCAACATCACTGACCGCATAGGCGGGCCCGCCCCAGCCGAACGCTCCGACCTTCATCAGGGCATCAGGCGTTCCATCGTGCAGATCGACCTGCACAGCAGCGGTCGCGGCGGTGCCCAGCCCGAGGTTATCCCGGGCCTCGACCTCATCTGCGACATCGGCCAGGTTTTCACTGGCCGCCAGGGCATCGGTGATGCCGTAGCCATCCAAGGTGGTCGGGTTGGTACCGGCGATCACACGCCCAAGGGCATCGACGGTGACACTGCGAAACGTGCCCACACCGACCCCACTGCCGCCCGCGATCATTTCAAACTGCAAACCGGTGGTGCCGAGCGTAAT